TTTGGAGATTCACCGGGTCTCTGTAAATATTTTTCGGAAAGTGAATCAGTTTTCGTCAGCAGATTTTTCTTTTTCTTCATCAGCTTCTTCAATTTTCGTTTCAGAATTTTGGAGATTCGCTGCGCTCTCAGAAAAATCGTCTGAATTTTCGTTGGAATTTGTGAGTTTCTGCAAGCCAATAATCGGTTTCTGCAACTGACTTGCTTGCTTCTCTTCAAATTCTTCGAGTTTGCTTTTGGAGATTCGCACTTTCTTATAAATGTTCATGAAATCGTACTTAATGATTTCATCGATTGCATTCTCAACTGCTTTTTCTCGTTCTTCATCAGACATTTCATCAGAAATATTGGAGATTCGATCGAGATAAGCACAAGAATGATAGCCTTTTTGGTTGTCGTAATTGAACCAGTTATCGAACTGCGTAAACGGATCGTAGGGATTATCGACAGTCGTCAACGCTACCGAATAAATTTCGTCGTCCATCACACTTTCTCCTTTCAATCTAAGTATTTCACGACAGTGGAGGTTGAAATGCCGATTGCTTCTGCGATCTCGCCGTTTGTGTAGCCGGAATCCTGCATCGCTTTGATCTTTGCTATCTTAGCATCGGAGATTGAGCGTGTAGCTTTGGGCGTTGCATAATTTCGGATGACATCGCCATCCGCATACTTCAGGATCTTCATCAGATCATTTTCGGAGATTGCACCGTTCTGGATCGCTTCCCACTCATCTTCGGACACAGAAATGCCAGATCGCTTTGCTCCGGTCTCTCTTCTCGCTTTCGTTAGTTCCTGCTGCGCAATCTTCTGTCGTTCTTTCTTCGACAAATCAGGATTCTCTTTTACGATTTTGGAGATTCGTGCATTTGCAACTAGCTGAGCTTGACGTTCTCTCGGAGCATTCTGTTCTGCGACGTTGAGCTGCGCCTGTAAGTGTTCCACTTCTTTGGCATACTTTTCGACAGCTTCTTTTGTTTTCTGAATTCTGCCAGTTGTAATGTACTCTTTGCGAGCATCGTTCGCCAAAGATTTCATGGAGTTTGCGTAGTCTGCGTACAGCAGCTCAATTGGAGATCTACCTTTGGAGACAAGCTGCATAGCATCGTCTGCTGCAGCCATCTTCGTGGTCTTGATTGTACGGGTCTGGAGCTTCCCTTTGCTGTCCACATAGGTCTCGGGCTCCTTGCTCGTATCCCAATACAACTTTCCCGTCTCCGGATCGATCTTCTGCATCCCCCGGTATTTCGGAACTCTGTAATCGGATTTTGCGGAAGAAATGATCGTAGCAGCACCTGTGGAGTACCGCCCATCCTCCGTATAGTGCCCCTGCCATCTGTTCTTAAGAGCGGGGATGTCGTTGTCGATCTCGGACTGTTTATAGTCCAGCTTATGCTTCGGAGCGTCGATAACAACCATGGAGTGTCGGACAGCTTTTGCAAGCTCCTCCGGACCAGCGCCCCCGATTGTCATGTCGGTAATGAGGTTGGAGACCCTCCCCATTTGCTGCTGCTTTTCGGCCTCAGACATAACTTTGAATTCATGCCCGTTGCGATAATAATGGAGATTCCCCTTATCATCCCTCCGACTCTCCGTATAACTATAATTGTCCTTCGGATCGAAGCCTTTAAGCCCCGGAAGTTCGGGAGTAGATGTAATGTTGGCCCGTCCGGAGAGCGGAATGACCATAACGGTATCCCCATCAAAGTCTGCTCCGGAGAGTCGCTCTGCAACTTTGGAGTTAATGCCTACGGCGTCCATCGCATTCGGAGTGATAACTCTCTTTGCTTCCTCATTCTTATCCGTAACCTTCAGGATCGGAATTTCGAATGTGCCCCCATGAGGATAACGAACAAGCGCTACCTTCTCGCCGGGTCGGAAATTCGGTGCATACACCTCGTCATCCTTGAGCGAAGTGATCGGAAGGATTACCTGATAGCTCTGCCTCGGAAGAGCCGCAGCTTTCAGATGAACAGCCGCCTTGTCGCAGTCGTTTGCGAAATTGATGAGCAGATGCTTCTTGACTGTCGGATTGGTCAGAGCGGAGATCTCTTCGAACTCTGCCTGCTTATCGATCTTAGCCAGCCGGAGCTGCTGCTCAACGAGCTTTCGGTTCTGTTTGGAGAGGAACTGGGACGGAAGATCGTGGCTCCACTCTCCCCAGTCGCCTTCGGCAGCGCGCTTGTTGATGACGGAGAGCTGCTTTTCACCGTTCTTATCGATGTAATATCTTTGTCCGCCCATGATAGGAGCATTCGGATCCGTCGGATCTTCAATGCCTTCCTTGATGAGCGAGCCGAACGGGTTGTTCGGATTCTTCGTATCGATCGGCTTGAGAACACTCTTTGCGTCCTTCGTTGCACCCATCATGGGAACAGACGAATTCTTGTTTGTGTTAAATATCAAGTCGACTCCGGGCGGAAAGTCCTTATCGTCTCCGTAAACAGCCATGCCCTTGATGTAATGCGTACCATCAACAAGAATCCGGACCTGAGCATAAGTGGAGTTGCCGAGAGAAATATCTTCCGGCCCTCTCCGAATCTCAACGACACCGTCCTTGTCCTTGCCGCTCGGTTCCTGATCTGCATAACGAATCATGACACGCTTCGAATCAAGGGACTTCGGATATACCCAAGCCGGACGATACGTTTCGCCTCCATCATCGGAGATCATCTCGCCAACCTGACTGATTGCACCGTAGTTGTAAATATCTTTCTTCTCGGATCCGGGAGGACACACCACCTTGAGCGTGGTCATCATGCCCTTATTCGTTGCCTGAGGAACTCGTCCGCCATAAGTCGGATAACCCTCCATCTCAAGAATCATCAGCGCATTATCAAGTGTGTTTCTCGTCACGCCGAGTCTTCGCTCAACATTCACGCCGACGTCAATCATGCCCTTGGAGTCGATTTCGGTCTTCAGATACTTTGCCGTATTGTAGGCAGAATTCATTCTCTCCTCAGACTTCGTGTTGAGAAGCGAACGGACCGTGGATTCGTTCAGTCCCATCTTCTCACCGATCTCGGTTGCACCCATTCCGCGCTCTTTCATACTCTTTGCCTGTTCGACAAGGATTGCGCGGCGATAGTTCTTTGCAACGGAGAGCTGCGAACGGAGCTTGGACGGAGACGGTTCTCCCTTATAGTTTAGAATATCCAGCTCACGTGCAATCTCGGACTCTGTCATACCCTTGGATTTCATCGAGTTGACACGGGAGATGAAGTCGCCGGTTCTCTGATACGGATTCTCGCCAGAACCCCACGGATACCGTCCGGAGCGTCTCGGCATGCCGTAATGCTGCAAAATATCAATTTCGCACTCGTCGAGGATCTCTCCCGTATGTTCATCCACGACGATGTTTTTGTCTACTTCAATCATGCCGATTCCTCCTCTGTACGAATTTCTTCAATGAGATTGTCGAATTCTACAATTTTGTCCATAACGTCACGGATTGTCTGAGCGGAAGGCGTATAGATCAGAATCTGACAGTTCTGATAAATCCTCAGCTCCATTTGAATGTCTTCCGGATCAACATCATACTCCAAACAGAAAAGAGCCGCGTAAATATAAAGCTGCTCTTCATGTGCCGGAATCGATCCGCTCTTGTAATCGTGGATGCGAAGAAAACCGTTCTCAAATAGAATTGCATCCGTCGTGCCGAAACAGTTGCGGGAGTAATATAAAGGCTGCTCTGCTGTCATGCCGAAGTCTACGGCATCGTTGACATACATGTTGAGCGTGTCTTTCTTTCTCGCCAGTTTCTGCTTCATGCGGATGCACTCTGCTGCGAACGCGTGTTTCTTCGATCCTTCTTCAGCTGCAAAATATCCATGGAACACTTCAGCCATCCGTGCAGGACTGTAGCGAACCCAGTGATACTTCGACGCGGAGAGGAAAGCATGCTTGCCTTCAATCTCAGAATGCTTGTTGAAGTGCATTCAGTACCTCCTCTCGGTTCTCAGGAAATATAAAGGCGGCGAAAGACATGTCGTTCATCTTCCCCACCCAATAGTCCTGATTCGGCCGATGACTTGCTCCAGCACTCCTTTTGCACTCGAGCATTGCCCAATGTTCCCCATAGTACATTGTGATGTCGGGGAACCCGTCCTTCAGTCCGGTTGCATTTTTCATGACCACACAGCCGGGGAACCGCTCTTCCAGTTCATGAATCACTTCTGACTGAAAGCAGCTCTCTTTCTTGTTTTGCCCTTTCTTTGCCATATTTTTCTCCTTTCATGGCAAAAATATCAAGAGAAGAATAGCACTTTTTACTTCTCCTCTCTCTTCATAAAAGAGAATGCATTTTTCGCGTAAAAATCGGTCAAAAAGAAAAATGCGATGACCAATTCGCGAAGTCATCCTTTACAACACAGATATGACCTGCCGTCAGGAGGAACCCTGTCAGAATATCCATAGTGACGGCAGATGCATACTTGTGTTGTGCGCAGTGTCGACACCACATGCAAACGCAATAGCGCCGAAGTCCAGACAAGAGACATCTTTTAGGAGTTGGTCAGATTATACTGTCCGATGGTGAGGACGTGTAGGCTCGTTTAAAGAATCCCATAAATATCAATCTGACACGGATGTCGCTGTCATATACCAGACACTCGGTGCGGTATTCAGAAAGTGACTTGGCGTGCATAGCACAGATCCTAAGATCAGTTCTGAAATATCCATGACACTACGCTGACGTTATCCGTAGAAAGGATGAAAGAACGGACAGCGTCATGTGCTTCAATCTCATTTTTATTCAAGGAGGTATTTCTGTCCGTGGAATAAAAAAAAAATAAGAGAAGAGAATAAGCACAGTTTTCTATCTTCTCTCATTACAGAGAATGAAATTCTCGCGACACACTTGCTGGGTCTAAAATATCCATAGACAAAAAAAAAGAGAAGACGCTTATTCAGCGTCCTCATCCTTTTCGGTTTCCGATTCGTCTTCTTCCTCAGTCGTTTCCCCGTCGAAGATCTCTTCCGTTGCTTCATCAGCTTCCTTCGCCGCCTTGATAGCTTTCCGCTTCTCGAGGACAGTGCCAGCGCCCATCCCAATGATGAACACCGCAGCGCCCGCGATCACTTTCGCTCCTGCTACGACGATCTTCTTGCTTTCCTTCAGCACATCGTTCACAAAATTCTTCATGGTTTAAAAACTCCTTTTGAAATATAAATTTGGAATCGTGTTCCATTAAGACACATGAAATTTTCGCGACGACAAAATCGACCTCTAATTGCCTTGAACACCCCCAAAATATCTTGCTGAAAGGCGGCCTAATCCTTGTCCAATTCTCGTCCAATTTTCACCCCAAAAATCATCGAAAAATGCCTCGTGACCAGTTGACCAGTTTTTTCGCTATATATTTTATTTTTTTAAAAATTTTCTTTTTTTATTGAAATGGAAAAAAAAAGTGGGCAACTGGTCAGGACCCCCCTGAAACCCTTGTCTTTATTGGGTTTGAGGGGTGACCACTTTTCTAAAAAAACTGGTCAGAAACTGGTCAATTGGCCAAAAATGACCACTTTTACAATTGTGTAACTCAAAAAATTCTGGCCAAAAGACCACTTTTACAAGTGTAGTTTTAAAACTTTTGGCCACGAAATTGGTCACTTTTTCACTCAAATTTTCACTAAATTTTTCGCCACGAAAAGTGCAAAATATCACGCCCAAATCCTCAACCAATCTTCGAGATCTAACCTAGAATAGCGCCGTCATTTTCCCAGTTCAAAATATCAACCTGACTCGCATCGCGCACTTCGAAATTTTACTCTAACAAATTAGAGTAATGCATTTTCCTGAGCAAATGAGAGTCGAATTCTGAGCCGGCCTCACCGCAGACCAAGGCTGTAGACCCCCGCAACGAATACCGCATCCAGCCACGCAAATATCAATCCACACAAAAAGAAAGAGAAGACGCTGTGTTAGCGTCCCTCATTCTTTTCATTTAAATAGTTTACGAGTTCTCCCTTCATCGCCATTCTATAAATATCAATGCCATCAGATGCAAATCTGTTAACCCGACCACGCATTTCAAAGAGTTCATCTGTCAGCCCAATATACTCAGGCGAATAGCCAACCATAAATAATATCGTCTTCATAACGCAGTTAATAAAGTTGCGTGTCACTCTTACAATAAATACTGGTAAAGCTATTGCTAGAGATAATGTAGCCACAATGAGCCCAATTCCAACGCGAATCAGTTTCTTGATTGCTTTCATTGTCAAATCTCCTTTTACAAATAGTCAATTTATAGAGTTTCCTCACAAATATCCATGTATTTCACGCGTCTTCTACAACCCCTCCACAAGCCTCTACAGACGCATTCAGCCATCACCAATATCCTAACACCTAAAAATGGCTCGATCGCAAATTAGACCCATTCTCGCGCCTCACAGACCCCTTTAAACAGCACTATTTGACAAAAAGAAAGACCCCACGCAAATTCCGCGCAGAGCCTCCTCTTGGTCTCTTGCCATTAATTCAATACCCTCGAATCAGACTTACGATCCAGTTGATTACACGATACACGACAAGTCCGAACACCGTACCAATGATTGCGATGACAGCGACGATCGTTCCTCCGATTACTCCGAAGTAAACGAACGCTCGCATGACGTTCACGATCATGCACACAAGCCCGACGATTGTCAGTATATTGCAAATAATCTTAAACATTGTTCATGTCCTCCAAATTGTTTGAATTTTATTGATTTACCCATTATACCCGATGTAATCTACGCGTCCACCACAATCGTCTGTGACCGCTCTACAAGCCTCTACAAGCCCCATCAGCCCTTACCAGTATAACTACACCTAAAAACTGCCCGATCGCAAATTAGGGGCCTTCTCGAAGCTCACAGAGGCCTTCTAGAGCCATACATCTGACAAATATCAATAAAAAGAAGAGGAGGCACTTATTTAGCGCCAACCTCTTCAATTTTAGTTGTCTCATTCCTTTTCAACGTAATCCTTGTAAGGTCTCACAAGGGATAACACAGAACTCTCAGTGACTCCCATGATATCGGAGATCTCACGAGTATTGTAGCCGAGCTCGTACAGATTCTTTGCGATCTGCATAAGCATAGCTCTCTTCTTGTTCTTCTCTTCCACGATAGCCATTCTCAGTTCAACAGTTTCCATAGTTTTCTCCTTTTATGAATTCATTATTTGGAATTTCTTCCACAAATATCCATGTTTTCTTCGCGTCCCAAAACAGCAAAAAGAAGAGGAGACGCTATCTTAGCGCCATCCTCCGCCTTTCGGAATTTCTAGATTAAATCAACCTCGCTCACGAAATAATCTGTGCCAGACCTATCGTTGTCGTCAAAGTACGGGTCATAGTCGCGCTCCAATTCTTCTCTTTCTTTGCAGTTCAGTTCATCGGCTTTTTCTTTTGCTTTCGCCGAATCCATGTAGACTGCAATGACAGTAAAAGTGCTGTACATATCATATCCCAGATCAATGACATCCTTTTTGATCAAACAGTAACATTTCATTTTTCGTGTCTGC